CTAAACCCAATAACCGATGGACAGTATATAGACTAATACGTATTAGGAAATACAACGCACTAATCAACTGAGAAATATAAATAATAGATTTAGTATAAGTAAGTTAATTAATTTGCAATAATAATTGGGAAACTCAATCCAATTATCTACATCTAACATGTGTTCCTGTAGCCAACAGGGATGATAAATATCATCGACACTATGAAATACAAAAGCCTTTAAAATCCATGTTACAACATGTAGAAAAATGTATAGATTTTATGGTAACCAGATGTATTCACTCCTTTTCAACAAATATCACATAACCCGATGGAGTTCGGGCTGGTACGTTTTAAGTGGTACCGGACACTGTGCATAATAACTTATTGTATATATGCTTCCTTTACTTCATCAATAAGATCTTCATATCTTGGTAAATAATAACCATTAAATTTAATTTGAAGAAAAGGTTTTTGTTCTTTTGATCCTGCTGCAACAGTTTTAACACCGTTACAAAACCAATCATAGAATTCACGACCATGTAAAACTGCCTCTCTCACTTGACTTTTAACTAACTCATCAAATTGTTGAGGAGGAGTAAGATTTGTATTCTGTCTCTTTACATAGTAATAAAAACTTTTAACAATGGATTCAACTTCAATCGCACCAACAATTCCCAATTCTTGATGTTTTTTAAAGGTACGTTTCAAAAATGACACTTTATCAATACTTTGATATGGTACCGAATCTGCATTTTTGTCTGCCATTGTATATTGGATACCCCATCGGGCAAAAACTGATTGAATCATAGTATGATTATAATGAGGAATTGTATCTTTTACACCTAAAACATTATCATCTCCATAAGTAGCTAATCTAACATAATCCCGAAATACAGGATTTGGTACTTTAGGATAAAATTCGTCCATAATTGTAAAAAATGTCATTCTCATCAGTAAACTATTAACAATACTATTAATTTCAACAGTTAATGGTTGACCTGAAGGTTGTCCATTGGCCATTCTTAAAATATGACCTTGCCAAAAGAGAGTGGGTGAAACCACAGATGAAAGAGCTCCACTCAGGAATGTTAAATCTGATTTATTCATACCACCTCTTCTAGCGAATTCTAATAAAATCCACGCTGCTTTATCTAATAAAGCTTTGGGTAATTGCGTATCATAACCGGAAAAATCTCCACAAACAAATTTTGAATATTCTCCATCTTTAGTAATAAAATTACATAATTCATTCCATTGAGAACTTTGTGCTGAAATACCAACAAAACATTCTGAATGAGATTTATGATAACGCAGAACATGTTTTAAAGGTATAATACCTCGTGTCATATTCAAGAAAAAGACCATATCATTTCCATAAAATGATCTTGTTTTTGTTTGAGCTTTATCCCACGGAAGAATTTCATTAGATTTTGAATTTCTACAAAAAGGATCATATGTTCCCCTTCCTGCTCTCCATTCTATTTCTTGATTTTCTAAATCATTTATCATATATGGAAGAAATTCTCGAATTTCATATGGATCACCATCTACATCCATATTATAATGTCTTGTCTTTTTACCTCCATAAAGGCATCCTGATGCAGAATTATTATTGATACCTCTAATTACTCCTGTACCATCACCTCTCTTTGCCTCATCAAGACTACGAACTGAAAAGAAATCATTTCGAGTTGCTTTTAATTCATTAATAATCTTATTAAAACTTATATTTGAATGTGATGTTTCAAGATAATCAATAGCTGCTCGATCAATCAAATCAATCGGGACATCAAATTTAGGGCTATTCAATTTAATAAGTGTGGTATTAATTTGCTCATCACCATTTAAATGAACAGGAGGTTGAAAATTTCGAGGACCAAATGCTTCTTCCAAAGCAGGATTCTTATTCTCAAAATAATGTGTTTGTGCTATCGGTTTAAATAAATCACCATTAGCTTGTAACACATGACCAATTTCTTCTATCGCAGAACAATTGACACCAATTTCCTCCACTGCAAGACTTTCACATTCTAAAGGAAATTGCAATTGTTTGAAATTATTCTTTACTGAAAATTGGGTAGGTATAGGATGAGAGATAAATGTACGACAATTTTGTTTAAGAAGTTCTCGTGCATTCTGAATCATCTCACCTGATAATTTCAAAGTATACCATTCATTAGTTCCAGTACCACAAACATGAATTCCAAGAATACAATTTGATGCTTCTGAAACTACAGGTGAACCACACATACCAGCTTCTGAATTATAATTCTCAGCAGTAGTAATATATCTAGGATAACGTGAAAATTCACCATGTACTGTTTTATAAGCATCAGATCTAATAAATGAAGGAGTTTCTACTCTTACATCAATAACCTCTACACGACCATCTAATTGCTTATAAAGTTCTTGAGCTGGTCCTTCTTTAGGTAATTGAGTTTGAGAAAAATACCGTCCTAATGCTTTTTGTGTTGGAAGATTATCTAAATGTAATAAAGCACAATCAACAGGTTTACCATTAGGATCTTTCATCTGTATATAAAGATCTGATGAAACATTCTTCATTTTATAACTTGAAG